CCGCCGAAGGGTTAGCCGAAGTCCTCCTCCCGCAGAGCCCGCTCGATGCCGCTCTGATGGTGGCGCTGGGTCCGGGTGGGCGAGCGGCTAGGTTGGCGGGCGCGGGCGCTCTCGCGGCACTCGAGCCAAGCGAGGCTGAGGCGGGCGGTCTCCTCCGCCGAGCGAGTGAGGGCGCCCGGAATATTTTCTATCGTGGTGTACCCCGTCTAAACGGTCGCGTGAGTGAAGTCAGCGGGCTGCACATGAAAGAGCGGGGGGCTGCGCAACCTTCTAACCCCTACCTCAAGGCTAACACGCGAGACTATGCTTGGGCGAGCGATAACCCGGCGGTCGGTAGTTCATACACTCATTTTGGCGGGGTGGTTATCCCGCTTGAGCTAGTTGAGTCTCCGGGTGCGGTTTTAAATGCTCGCAATGAATCTTGGGACCGGTTTTTCTTTGAGCCCGGTTCGCGCCCAACGAGGGGTCAAGCGCCAGATCTCGCGCCGGAGTTTAGAGAAGCTCTTGAAGACCCGGCGGTGAAGTCTATCCTCGTCAACAACATTTTAGATTACGGTTTAGAAAGTCAGAAACCAGGTTTTAGAGATTGGCTCTCTAATCGGGTTTACGGTAAACCGTATAGCGAGTTAAACGCTGTTGAAGAAATGATGCTGTCTCGCAAAGGACTCACAGGTAACAACCTGCTTATCAAGGACCCCTCTGTTGTGCGGTATAGTTTGACAGGAGAGCCCGTCAACTTCGCCGAGGGTGGTCTCGCTGAGCTCGAACAAAAGTACGCTGAGGGCGGTGCGGTGAACGCCGAGCCCACGCCGTACAACGCCGACGCAGTTGATGCGCTCGTCAAGCAGATTGAGGCTGAATATGTCTGATGTCCTGAACGAAGACGATGAGCGCGGTGAAAAAGTTGAGCTCGTTGATGAAGATAATCTCGAGGTAGAAGACACCGAAGACGGTGGCGCTATCATCCGGCTAGAGAACCGGGAAGACGAACAGCGCCACCTAGAACACTTCGCTAACATTGTTGAGGAAGTTGATCAAGCTGCGTTGAAGGAAGCCGTTAGCGACCTTCTTGAGAAGATCGAACGAGATAAGGAAGCCCGCAAAAAGCGGGACAAGTTGTACGAAGAAGGCCTGCGCCGCACCGGCCTAGGTGACGACGCCCCCGGCGGTGCTCAATTCAACGGGGCGAACAAGGTCGTTCACCCTATGTTGGTCGAGGCGTGCGTAGACTTCTCCGCTCGCTTCATGAAAGAGATATTCCCGCCCAACGGGCCGGTAAAGAGCAAGATCTACGGCGCGCAAGATGTAGAAAAGACTAAGAAGGCTGAACGCAAGGCCGCGTTCATGAATTGGCAAACTACTCAGCAGATGCCTGAGTTCCGGTCTGAGCTCGAACAGCTGAGCACTCAGCTGCCGCTCGGCGGCGGGCAATACTTAAAATTTATGTGGAATCCGCAGCGTCGTCGTCCGCAGGCTGAGTTCATCCCGATTGATGATGTCTACCTTCCGTTCGCGGCGACAAATTTCTACACCGCCGAGCGCAAGACGCACGTCCAATACGTCACAAAAATGGAGTACCGAAAGCGCGTCAAGGCGGGTATGTACATTGACGTTGATCTCGGCTATCCCGACGACCCAGAGTTCAGCAAGTCAACTATCGCTAACGACAAAATTGAGGGTCGCGAGTCTACAAGCTATAATGAAGACGGTTTGCGTACAATTTTTGAAATTTACACATGTCTTGAAATTGAAGACAACCTCTGCCCGTACATCTTGAGCATTGACAAGTCTACGGGTGAGGCTCTCGCGCTCTACCGCAACTGGGAACCTGACGACTCTCGCTGCCAGGAACTTGATTGGATTGTCGAGTTCCCGTTCGTGCCGTGGCGTGGGGCGTACCCGATTGGCCTGACGCATATGATCGGCGGTTTGTCGGGTGCGGCGACGGGCGCTCTACGTGCCCTGCTCGACAGCGCGCATATCCAGAACATGCCGACCCTGCTCAAGCTCAAGGGTGGTCCGGGCGGTCAAACCATCAACCTCCAGCCGACCGAAGTGGTCGAAATGGAGGGTGGTGCGCTTGTCGATGATGTACGTAAGCTCGCTATGCCTATGCCGTTCAACCCTCCGAGCGCTGTGCTTTTCCAGCTGCTTGGCTTCTTGGTTGATGCCGGTAAGGGTGTGGTGCAGACTTCGTTTGAGAAGCTGAGCGACCAAAACCCGAACCAGCCGGTCGGCACAACCATGGCCCTGATTGAACAGGGTATGGTCGTGTTCAGCAGCATCCATGCGCGTTTGCACAATGCGATGGCCCGCTGCTTCAAGATTCTCCACCGGATCAACTCGGCCTATCTGACCGAAGAGGATGTGGAGGCCCAGATTGGTGGGCTAGAGATTGACCCGTCTGACTTCGACGGGCCGTTGGATGTGGTGCCCGTCAGCGATCCCGCGATTTTCTCCGAGACGCAGCGGTTCGCCCAGGTTCAGGCTATTATGCAGCGGGCGGCAGTAGTCCCGCAGATGTACGACGCCCGCAAAGTTGAAGAAATGTTCCTCCGGACCTTAAAGGTTCCGGTGGATGAAGTTCTTGTTCCTATGGAACAAAACGAGAACATGGACCCGGTCAGCGAAAACGTTGCAGCCGCGATGGGTCGCCCGGTTTACGTTTTGCCGCAACAGGATCACATCGCGCATATCATGGCGCATATGGCGTTTCTCAAGTCTCCGATGTTCGGTAGCAACCCGGCGATTATGAAAACGTACATCTACCCGATGTCGATGCACTTGAAAGATCACCTGTTAAACTATTACCTGGTTGAAGCGCATAATGCGGTTGATATCGCGCAGGAGCAGGATCTGATCCCTGACGAGGCGAGCGATCAGGTTAAGGTGATTCTGCAGGTGCAGCAGTTTATCGAGCAGCAGTTGGCTGGCTTTAGCCAAGAGCTTGGCGCGATTGACCAGGCTGCTCAGCAGTTTGCTCCCCAGCCGCCGATGCCGCCGGACAACAGCATGCAGGTTGCGCAGATCGGGGCGCAGGTGCAACAGATGGCGATCCAGCAGCGCGCACAGACCGACCAGCAGCGTCTCGCCCAGCAGGCCCAACTTGAGCAGGCGAAGCTGCAGGACAAGCAGCAAGATCGCGCTGAGAAGCTCCAGGCGATGCAGCTCAAGGAAGTTGCTGAAAACGAGCGCACGGCGGCAGACCTCGCTGCCCGCGAGCGCATGAACACGGCGGACAACGATACCGCCAAGCTACTTGCCGCTGCCGAGATGGCGACCGGCGAGAAGGTGGCCGTGAGCACGGGCACCGGTGTCAACCCCAATCCGTAAGGATAACTATGCCGGATAACCTGACCTACGGGCAGAAGGCTGTCGGCCTCAGCTTCAACCCGAGCGGCGATGACAAAGTCGCCCGGGTGAAGCAGATGTACGCTGACATTATCGATATGATGGATGACCTTCGCACGAGCGCGGGTCGAGGAGAAGCGGGTCGTCTCGCTTCTATCGCCATCACCGAGGCGCAGACCGCGCAAATGTGGGCCGTTAAGGCTCTCACCTGGAAAGAGTGAAGGAGGTCGTTATGGACGACAAGCCGACCACGGGTACGGTGCCGATGTCCGGCGCTTACGTCAAGCAGAAACACCGCCTTGCGGCGGGTGAGAAGCTCGACGGTCAGTCGCTGCCTCCGGAGCCGAAGGTTGAGAAGAACCAGGCGTGATAGAAGCGAAGCTTCTCAATCGTCTCAAGGTTGAACAACAGCAGTTCTCTGTGGACGCCTTAAAACGTCCACAGGAACGCGATGCCTTTGAATACGGGTATCGTGTTGGTGTCGTCGCTGGATATGAGGCGGCGATTAATGCGTTATTGAAGCTACTTGAAGAGGAGAAATCTGGTGTCAATGACTTCTGAGGATGCGTTGGCGGAGGCTTTTCCGGCGGTAGACGCCGGAGTGCAGCCTTTCGGGAGCCGCGTCCTGGTTCAGATTCGCACCCCCCGCAAGGTTACTCGGGGTGGTATCATCTTGTCGTCTGAGACGCAAGACACCGAGAAGTGGAACACGCAGGTCGCTAAGGTGATCAGCGTTGGTCCGCTGGCATTCAAGAACCGTAACACCCAAGAGGCTTGGCCCGAGGGTGATTGGTGTAAGGCGGGTGACTTCGTGCGTGTGCCCAAGTACGGCGGTGACCGTTGGGAAGTGCCGATTACCAGGGACAATAGCGCGATGTTCGTCATCTTCAATGACCTCGACATTATCGGGCAGGTCACGGGAGACCCGCTGGCAGTCAAGGCATTCATCTGAAAGGAGATGAAGCATGTCTGATGTTCTCAAAGAGAAAGATGAAGACAAAGATGACGATATCGTCATCATTGAGGAAGAGCCCAAAAAGTCTGCGCCGGTAGAAGACAACGACCGGGATGACGATGATGACGGCGAAGATGATCGCGTCACATCCTCAAACGAAGACGGTGAGCGTGACGCTATTCGCGAGCGCCGTCGCGTCGAGAAACAGGAGCGCAAGCAGCGGCGCGAAGAGGCTATCAAGCGCGACAAGCTTGAGCTAGACTTTCTCCGCAAACGGAACGACGATCTTGAGCGCCGTGTTAGTGTTCAAGAGCAGCGCACGCATAGCCTGGACTTGAGCGCATTTGACACCGCGTTAAATAAGGCCGCTCAAGAAGCCGATATGGCTGAGCGGGTGATTGCTAAGGCTGTAGCCGCCGGTAACGGTGACGACGTTACCCAGGCCATGCGCTACCGGGATCAGGCGCTGGCGCGTATCCAGCAACTGAATTACCAGAAGCAGCAGGTTGCCCAGCAGCGTCCTCAGCCGCAGCAGATTGATGATGCGACGATGCGGTATGCTCAGGACTTCATCAAGGAAAACCCCTGGTACGATGCTCAGGGCCGAGATGAAGATTCTGCGATCGTCATCGCTATTGATCAGGCTATGGCTAAGGACGGCTACGACCCGCGTAGTCCGGAATATTGGGACGAATTGCGTAAGCGTGCTGCCCGTCGCCTACCTGACAAGTTCGGCGTTGAGGAAAAGCCCGCTCGGCGTGCCGAGGAAAAGCCTGAGCCTAAGCGGGAACCGCGCGGTGGCCCGGTTGTAGGTTCGGGGCGCGAGCACGCTCCCGCAAGCACTCGGAAGGAGATTTATATCTCTCCCGAGCGCAAGCAGGCGCTAATCGAGGCCGGGGTGTGGGATGACCCGACACTGCGTGCCCGCTACGTTAAGCGGTACGCAGAATACGACCGCAATAGTAAGTCCTGAAAACGCTTGCTTTTTAGTTTCCAACACCGTATCATGAATTCAATCGCTGGAAGGAGCGATTAATGACCGACGAACGCTTGAAGAAATCTGCTGGTGAAGGCCGCGAGAACAGGGCGATGCAAGATCGCGCTGTTACACAGAATCGCGAGATCTCCGATGACGAGCGGGTTGCGATGTTTCGTCAGCAATTCTTTCAGTCCTCTCTCCCGGACCTGCCTAAGATCCCCGGCTGGCACATGTGCTGGCTGACCACCACCAATCCCCGTGATTCTATTCACATGCGTATCCGTTTGGGCTACGAGCCTGTGAAGCCGGAAGACGTTCCCGGCTGGGATTACGCTACGCTGAAGACCGGTGATTGGGCGGGGCTTATTGGCGTCAATGAGATGCTCGCTTTCAAGCTGCCGATTTCTCTTTACGAGAAGTATATGCAGGAAGCGCACCATGACGCCCCTATGCGCGAAGAAGAGAAGCTGACCGACACTGCTGATTTCTTGGAACAGCAGGCGCGGGCTTCGAAGTCTAAGCTGCAAATCGGGGAAGGCAACCTGGAGATGGGGCAGCGGCGGGAGGCTATCTTTGACCTCTCGTAACCCCAGAAACCATTAGGAGCCACTATGTCTTCGACTAGCGCGCCTTTTGGCTTTCGTCCGTCGTACCACAACAGTGGTCAGATGCGACCGAAGGCTTACACGATTGCGAGCACCTACGCCGCGACCATCTTCTCCGGTGACCCGGTGAAGCTGACCGACAACGGCGTTGTGCAGCTTGGTACGTCTGACGGCACCCGTGCGGGTACGGTTGATGGTATTTCGCTCCTCGGCATTTTTGCCGGGTGCCAGTACCTCGACGCGTCTGGCAAGCCGACGATCAGCCCCTTCTGGCCGGGCGGCACCACGGGCACGGAAATCGTGGCCTGGGTGTACGACGATCCGGAAACGCTGTTCGACGTTCAGTACACGAATCCCTCGGCTGGCACGACCGTGCAGACTGCCGTTGGTGAAGAGTGCGACTGGACGGTTGCCTCGCCGGGTGGCTCGACTCAGACGGGTCTCAGCAACTGCCAGCTTACCGCCATTCAGGCGACTTCTGGCCAGTTCCAGATCACTGGGTTTGCCTACAACATCAACGACTCTCTGACCGACGCCTTTGTGCAGGTGACTGTTCGTATCAACGAACATCACTACAAGGCTGCGGTTAACTCGGTCTGAGGAGGGCTTAACCCATGGCTACCCCGATGCGTAGTACCGACTTTCGGTCGGTAGTTGAGCCCATCCTGAACGAAGTCTTTGACGGCGTTTACGATCAGCGCGCTGATGAGTGGAAGATGGTCTTCCGCGAGCAGAAGGGCATTCCGCGCAACTACCATGAAGAGCCGGTTCTGTATGGCTTCGGCGCTGCCCCGGAACTCCCGGACGGTATGGCTGTTAGCTACCAGAGCGGTGGCGTACTGTTCCTGCAGCGTTACCTCTACAAGGTCTACGGTCTGGCCTTCAGCCTGACCAAGGTCCTGGTGGAGGACGGCGACCACATTCGTATCGGCCAGACCTACGCGAAGCATCTCGCGCAGTCTCTGATCGAGACGAAGGAAACGCTGGGCGCGAACGTTCTGAACCGCGCGTTCAACGCAGCTTTCCCCGGCGGTGACGGTGTGGCTCTGGTTGCCAACAACCACCCCATCGTCAACGGCACGTTCTCCAACGTGCTGACGACTCCGGCGGCGCTGTCGCAGACCTCGCTTGAGCAGCTTCTCATTCAGATCCGCAATGCCGTTGACAACAACGGTAAGCGTATCCGTCTGACGCCGAAGAAGATTGTGACGGGTCCGTCCAACGTCTTCCAGGCGGAAGTGCTGCTGAAGTCGGTCCTGCGGACCGGCACGGCTGACAACGACATCAACCCGGTGAAGTCGATGGGTCTCCTGGCCGACGGTCAGGCGAACCTGTCTCGTATCACCTCCACCACGGCTTGGTGGATTCAGACGGATGCCCCCGAAGGGCTGAAGCTGATGATGCGTCGCGGCCTGGAGAAGTCCATGGAAGGCGACTTCGAGACCGACAGCATGCGCTACAAGGCCACCGAGCGTTACACGTTCGGTTGGACCGACCCGCGCGGCATTTTCGGTACCGCTGGCGTTTGATACGGTGGGGGGCTTCGGCCCCCCATCACTTTTTCCGGGTGATACCGGTGTTGTAGACAGCCCCGGCTGACTTCATGCAGACTACAACGCCTATCTCGCATGAGAGGAAATCATTATGGCTTCGACGACTTTTTCCGGCCCAGTCACCTCGCTGAACGGCTTTATCGGCGGCGTCACCGGCAACATCACGGGTAATGTGACGGGTGACATCTTCGCGACCAATCAGGCTCTGTCTGGCGCGGGCGCGGTCAATGTCACTGACATGCTCACCTCGCTGACCTCCACGGGCGCTGCTCAGGCGCTGACGCTGGCCAACGGCACGCTGGGTCAGATCAAGATCATCTGCCACGTCGTTGACGGTGGTTCTGCGGTGCTCACCCCGACCACGAAGATCGGCTTCACGACCATCACCTTCACAGGTGTCGGTGAGTCGGCAACTCTCGTTTACACCGCTGCCGGCTGGGCGATCACGGCCCTCAACGGCGCGGTTGCGGCTTGATAGGCGCTCACCATGCCCGATGTGGTATCGTCTCAGACGATTCTTGACGGTGAGCGACTGTTCATCGGCAAGTTCACCTGCATCAGTGACGGCACCGGGGAAACTGGTGTCGTTAAAATTGATGTGTCCGCCCTTAACCCTAACACCGCCGGCAATGCCTGCAACGGTGTAAAGATCAATAAAATTTGGGGTACCAACCACGGTTTAAACATTCGCATTTTATTTGATGCGACTGTTGATACTTTTGCTTGGATGATTCCTCAAAACAGCAATTACCTTATGGATTTTTCTTCGTTCGGCGGCATTCCTAGCAACGCGGGTACTGGGGTGACGGGAGACGTTCTTTTCACAACGAGTGACGCGACTGCCGGAGACAGTTACACGGTTATTATCGAAGCTATCAAAACCTACGCGAACCCGTGACCGGGTGCGGCTATGGAGATGATGCTCTGGAACACCGCGCTATCTTTAGTGGTCGGCATCGTGGGTTGGGTTTTGAAGGATAAGGCTGCGGAATTGGTCCGCGTCACGATCCTTCTGAACAAGACTCGCGAAGAGATTGCTAAAGAGTATGTCACCAAGGCTGAAGTTCATGCCGATATTAACCGTGTCATGAACCGTCTCGAAGTGCTGGACGCGAAGCTTGATCGTCTGATCGAAAACAACCGTGTGAGGAGTGCGACTCATGGGTAAAAGTTTGAAATACGTTTCCGAATTCACTTTCCCTTCGGACAACGGTTACTCGGCCTCCGCCGGTAAGACGATGGTCAAGGGTTACGCTCGTGGTGGCGCTGCTGACATGAAGCGGGACAAGGCCATGGTGAAGGCTGCGGTACAGAAGCACGAGCGTGCCAAGCACCCCGGCGAGCCCATGACCAAGCTTGCCCGGGGCGGCATGGCTGAGTGCGCTATGGCTAAGGGCGGTATGGCGATGCGGAAGCAGTATCCGACTGACCGCAAGGAACCGCTGATCACGCGGACCAAGGCTCCGGCTGCTCCTGCCCCGAAGAGCGACATGCTCTACAGCAAGAAGGAGGTGAACGCTAAGAACCTTCTTTCTGAAGGCAAGGCCCCTTCGCTGCCCCACGCTAAGGGGTCGGTGAACATGAAGAAAGGCGGTCCTGTGAAGAAGGCCGATGGCGGCGCCGTGTCTACTGCAACGTCGAGCAATGCCCGTATGATTCGTCGGCCTGCGGATATGCCCGCTCCTTCAGGCGGTCCTATGGGCGGTGGTCGTCCAATTCAACAAGTGGCTACCTCTTCGGGTGGCGGTCGTCCGGTTCAGCAAGTTCGTGCAGACGGTCGTCCTGCGGGCGGTCCTCGTCCTGAGACGATCAATGTTCGTCCGGCTCCGGGTATGAATCAAAAGTACGGCGGAAATCGACCGCAGCCGCGCCCTGAGACGATCAATGTTCGTCCGGCTCCGGGCGGTGGTCGTCCGACCATGGTGCCGGGCGGCAATCGTCCGTCGGCTATGGCTAAGGGTGGCGCGGCCTGCATGCCGAAGTCCGTAAAGAAGTAACTTGTCTTTTCAAGCTGTATGAAGTATCGTTTTGCTAAATTATATCACGGGGCGTGCTGAACCAGCGGCCAACGCTTTTATAGCGGAGACAGCATGGCCTATTCGGGCAACATTAGCGGCACCGCTTTCAATGCCCTGAAGGTAGTTGATCACGCCTTCCGGCGGTGCCGTTTGCCTGCCCAGGCCATCACGGCTGAGATGCAGTCGTATGCTCTCGACTCGCTCTACCTCATGCTTTCCGAACTCGCGAACATCAAGACGCCTAGTTGGTGCATCGAGAAGCTGATCCTTCCGATGTACGAGAACCAGCCTCTTGTGACGCTGCCTCCCGGTACGGTTGAGGTGCTGAACCTCAACTACCGTACGCTTCAGCTTCTCAGCGGCGCTACGGTCAGCACCCCGACCAGTTACACGGTGAATTTTACCAGCGCGACCGTCGTCAACACGGTGGGTGTTGAGTGGAGCGGCGTGGGGGTCAATCTCACCTTCCAGGTCAGCAATAACGGCGTGACCTGGGTCACGGTGGGCACGCAGACGACGCCTGCGGTTGCCGGGGACATCACCTGGACCGACATCAACGTCGGCCTGCCGTATCAGTATTTCCGCATCACCTCTGCTAGCACGATCAACTACACCGCGATCACTCTCGGCAATCTGCCGCAGGAGATCCCGCTGGGTCAGTTGAACCGTGACAGCTACGTCAACCAGACGAACAAGGTGTTCCCCGGTCGCCCCAGCAATTACTATTTCCTCCGCGACCTGCCGGAGCCGGTGATCTACCTGTGGCCCGCCCCGTTCTCGGCGGCTGAGCAGGCTCAGTTGGTGCTGTGGCGGCATAGGCAGATCATGGACACTGAGAACCTTCAGCAAGAAGTTGAGGTGCCGCAGCGGTGGCTTGAGGCGATCACGAATGGCCTCGCTGCTCGCATGGCGGC